CTTCGATACTCTTCCTGTTTTAATTAACGGGGATGATATCCTCTTTCGTGCTAATCCAGTGCGTTATGATTCATGGGTCTCGGCAGGGAAGTCTTTAGGTTTTAAGCTTTCCTTGGGTAAGAACTTTGTTCACCCTCGCTTCTTAACCGTCAATTCATTACCAATTGAGTATATCTCTAAAATCAAGATAACTCCACCTCGCGAAACCTATTCAAAAACCCAGCTAGACTGGTACGAAATAGAAGAGCGGCCCGATCTTTTCGAATGGAAATTCGAGGAAGTATCAGGTGTGGATCAAGTTAAGATTCATGGATATGCCAATATCGGTTTGTTGATAGGTCTTTCGAAGACAGCAGCTGGTGTGAGGGATGATTCCGTTCCTCTTTCGGGTTGGTTTTCCGGTGCCTTTATGGGCTCGATGTACCCCCAAAAGATGACGAATTATTTCCTTAACTATCACGCTCGGGAGATTAAGCGCCAGACCACGTTTGGTGGCAAGGTATTAAATATCTACGCCCACCCGTACCTAGGCGGTTTAGGTTTTCCTATCCCCCCCGGTATTGAACCCCGTTATTCGGAGTCACAACGTGCTCTCGCAGCCCACCTCCTTTACGCTGCCAGGAAAGAAATTACTACGCCTGCAAAGTCACATCCACTTCTACCCTTTGCTTATCTAAGTTTCAAGGGCGCACCAACACAATCTTTGGGTAACCGAAGAATGGTCGTGTCTACTCGCTTAGATAGCCTAACTGGTCCGTATGAGCAAGATGTTATTCCCTTCGTTGATAAGTCCCTTATCCATGCTACGCCCTTAGCTATGGCATATGGCGACCTTGACGAAGAAGTTTTAACTCCATCATGTCGTCTCTCGAATAGTGAACTCCACCGTTTGTTGAAGGAAGCAAATCATCAAAGGTTACCATTAGTACCCGTTGATGAAATGCACGCCTTTCCTTATCGTGTTGTTGAAGTTCTTGATCTTGATGTTCACCATCCTCTCGACCAAGAGGCCACAGAAGTGCCTACCATCGTTAATAAACCGATTCCTGAAGTTCACGATTCATCTCTGATCAATTTCACTGATAAATCCAAACTTCTACCCCTTGTTCCTGAGAAGGATTTATGGGAGTATGACAGGTTCCCTTTTGCCGATCAAATCGAGGCAATTCGGACCTCCGGTTCTGGGTTAATCTCACTGAATCGTCGACTCGAAAAGGAGAAGAAGCTTCTACATAAGGAGCGTCTTCGTAATTCCAAGTTAGAGTCCGACTTTCAGAAGAGGGCCCTCGGTTATTAACAGCGGGTGGCTACCTCATAGCCATTGGGTGTGTAGTTTTAGAACCAAAAAGGTGGATTTAATCCTTAATACTTCCTTGCTAAACAAAATGCCGAGAGACTGCACGGCTTCCCCGAAAGGGTACTACACATGTACAGTCCTGTTACGCTTGGCAGGATCCAATATACAAGCAAATAATGCCTACTAAAAGTAAAGCAAAATCGGCGAGAAATCGTCGTCCTCAACTCCGAGGTAAAGGAGATTATACTACTGAAAATAGTATCCAAGAC